TTACTGGTTCCCATTGTGTAATTATTCGTAGAGATATATTTCAAATCATTCAACCACTAGTTGATGAGATTATTCAGCTGTGTCCATATGATGTTCAAGGATTTCTTGTAGGTGGGTATTTAAACCGAGACAAATCATTGGGTGAACATATTATAGCCGATGGAATACTCTCACGGATCGTTGCCAAAAAGGGTAATGTTTATAAGGTACAAAACTATATCAAAAATATACGTTCGGACGAAGTAACATTTTTGATCGAAGTAAATGGAGTTTTCTCACACGGTAAGACGCTCAAAGAAGCTAAAGACAGTTTAGTTTATAAAAACTCTGATCGTGATACTACTGCATATACTGCATATACTTTGTCTAGTGAAGTGAGTCATGCCGTTGCAATTAAAATGTACATGGACATTACTGGGGCATGTGCTTACGGAACAAAGATATTTGTCGATAGTCAAGATGTTAAACCAAGTTATATTATCAGTGATTTGATATCATTAACCGCAAACCAATATGGTCATCAAACATTTAAGCAGTTTTTTGAAAAATAACTAATTAATTAAAAAAGTTAATAAACTTTTAAGTAAAATTTTGATATAATATTATATATAAAAAATAAGAAGGGTTTGTTAATTGAGAGAAGTTTTTATTTAGATACGGTTATCAATATCGCAAGTATTCGATATTACAGTTCAACTCTGTTTATAAAACTTCTTTCAATTAACAAACCTTTCAAAATAATTATATAAAATGAAATACCTGCTCACTTGAAGGCAAAATAGCAGAGTGAGACTTGTTTCGGGATTGCAACCGCTGGACAAGCGTGGAGATGGAAATTCTCTCAGATACAGTACGAAATTATAAGCTGTATCAAAATAGCTGGCACGTTTGAAGCTGAACGTGGATTTTATGCTGTTATAAATCCTAACTATAAAATAACTACAAATAATTGATTGGTATTTTAGTTTAATTTGTTTATCTTAGTTTAAGGTTATTATGATATAATTAATGTATCAAAAGAAAGAAGGAATGATGATTATCATTCCTTATGTGAAAACAAATATCATTAGATGATATACATTGATTTAAAGAAATTTAAAAATAAGTCCAACAGGGATGCTGGGGTATGGCGATTCTCAACCCAAACTTGATAAATGTTGATACGGATAACTGTTTATCATTAAATTTCTTTAAATCAATTACGTATTGATTATCTTAGTTTAAGTTTATTATGATATAATTAATGTATCAAAAGAAAGAAGGAAAGTAATATGTTACCAACACTCGAACAATGCTTAGAAATATGTGCAAACAATATATCATTTAAATTTAAGCAAGAATTAATCGATGGAATGAAAGTCTATCAATTCACTTATTTTCTTGCAAAACACAACGATTTTATCAATCCATTAAATCAACCTGAAAATGCAATTACTATTACTGCAGAGGAACTTCGTGGTTTGACATTTGTTGAACAATCTGATAGTACATATCGCCGTTTCTTTATGCTTCACAAATTCTTTAACATGGGACAAGTTCCCGGTTACCTTTATCATGAGGTTAAAGATCATAAGATATTAAAAGTTCAAGACAAACGTGATGGTTCTATGATATCATTTGTTAATATTAATGATAATGTATATGCTAAATCAAAATACTCATTTCAATCTGAACAAGCAGTTGTTGCACAAAACATCTACAATACAAATGAAGGACTTCGTGATTTTGTTGATTATTCATTAAATAACAATATTCAACCGATCTTTGAATTAACAAGTCCAATGAACCAAATTGTTTTACGCTACAGCAAGACAGAATTAAAAATTATCCAACTTCGTGATGCTACAACAGGTATGTATGTAACGACTACAAAAGATTTCAGAGATATGGTTTTTGAAATATATGGTATTGAATTTGCTGATGAACTTCCCCTTGAGACATATACATTTGAAAAAATGATTGAATTACGTGAAACAATTACAGGTATTGAAGGATGGGTTGTTACTACAGAACGTGGTATGCTTAAAATCAAAACTGAAGAATATATACGTTTACATCATTTAATGACAGATTCTATCACAAAAGAAAATGAAGTTATTCGTATGACACTTGATGAAGAAATAGATGACGTTTTAGCAGAAATTCCTATAGATGCACTTGAATTACGTTTCTTCGTTGAAACAATATCAGATGGAATTATTGATCATGTTAATGAATTTTCTGAAAAAATCAAGGAAATGTACATTGATATGAAAACCTTATATCCTGAAAGAAAAGATTTTGCAATTGCATGTAAACCATCAGAATATTTTGGTTTATTGATGAGAGCGTATCATGATCCTTCAGATGAAGCGATTGAGAAAGAAGTAATCAATTATGTAAAATCGAAAACATCTAAGTTAGGTCTTGCAAAAGAATATCTGAAAGAATTGTGCATTGATGCACGATTTGAATCTAAAGACGAAGATTGAATTCAATAAAGGAGGAGATGATGGTATGAAGAAAGAAGAATTCCTAAGACAAATACATGAATATCAATCAACACATAGAGCAGGTTATCCAGTTACTATGGAAGATATTGATGAAATGATTGCAGAAAACGAATTTACATCAACTACACAAAGTAGAACTATTAAGCTTAGTGATAAACAGATAGAAGCAATTTTATCAAAAAGTTATTCTGCGTATTTCGGTAAATCGTTTAGAAACACACAAGATAAAATATGCCTATATATTATGGATGATGAATTAGTATGGCAAGAGGATGTATCTACAGGTATAACTAGCCCACAAGGTAGTTCAATACTAATAATTAAAGGCAATGATCATATTACCCGTGTTAATGTAAATACAAAATTTATAAAACGTGATAAAAAAGTGGAAAATCCATTTGATTATAAAGCACGCAGATACGGTCGATTAGATGAGATAATTGAATTCGCAGAAGAATGTGATAATGTAAAGAAATATTTACTTGAAAATCTTCACATTGATTTTGCAAGCAAGATCTCAAATATTAGGTTTAAGAATGAGTTCATAAAATATTATAATGATATTAGGTTTAAGAATGAGTTCATAAAATATTATAATGATAATAGAATGGGTGATACAATGTTGAGTATGGAATACTCGGATAATATAACTAATAAGGAAAACAAAACAATGACAACAATTAATGCAAAAGTAACAAAAGACGTAGCATCAAGTGTATTAGATGCAAACAAACAAGCGGCTCTAGCAGTAGCAGAAATTACAATAGGTAAAGCAGCATTAAAATCTGCAGGAAAATTAGTAAAGCCTAAACTACCAATGTTCGTTCGTGGTTATGCAGATACACCTTTGTTTGATGTAATCATTGCAAATCTTGTTCATATTGCAGTAGATGCACGTTTCAAAGATAATGTAAAGGCACGTAAAATTTCTAAAGCAATGATGACTGCAGCTGCACTTACAGTATCTGAACATTTTGATGTTGATGGAATGATTGAAGATTTCATTGATTCAATCGGTATGCCAAAAGGTGTTAGATTAGAAGATATCCAAGAATAAGTGTATAAGAGATTTGTTCTAAAAAATTAAAGGTTATATAATGATAAAAAGAAGTACTTTATTAAAAAAATATTTCAAACAAAACGGGTTACGTCATATATCAGTTAATGTTGACATAGCTATATATAATTTAGGAAAGGCGTTTGAGGCTACAAATGCTGAAGATATAATTGATAATTTGAATAAAATGAAAAATGTAAATTCATTAATTGTTTTATACAAATATTATGACAAAATAGAACACGATAACGGCAGTACTTACGATTTTGACAATATTAGAACTACTTTAGATTATATTTCTAATCATTATAGGTGCCTGAGCAGTATTAAGTGGTTAATTAATTTGATTACTGTTATAGATTATTATACAAGATTAAAGGAACAAAAATGAAACATATATTTTTATTATTTTTAGTAAGTACCGCATTGTTAGCTGATTTTACAATTAAAGTAGACGTAAAAGATTGTAAAATGTATCTTTTAGACAAAGACAAAGTTGTTAGTGAATATAATGTAGCTACTATAAAGGAAGGACTTCCTATTCCAGAAAATGGTTATATTACTAAAGTAGATTTGGAACCTAATTGGTATCCTACACAACGAACTAAAGATTATTTTAGAGAACATAAAAATATAATTTTAAAAGATGTCGTACCTTATGGTGATCCACAAAATTATATGGGTACATTTAAAATAACAATGACAAATAGCACAACTTCTAGAGGTTCTGTATATAGAATACATGGTAACATTGACGAATCTAAAATAGGTAAACGAGTTACAGGTGGATGCGTTAGAATGCATAATAAAGAAGGTTATGAATTTGCAACATATATTAAAAAGATAATTAAAACTAATAAAGTAAAAGTAGAATATGTATGACAAATATGAAAATCAAAGTAACACCTGAACAATCTGAATTTATTCAAAAATACTGGTTTTCTCAGGGATATGTATGGGAAGATAATTCTAAAACTGTTAAAAACGTTGATTCGTCGTACATATTAACTTCTTCAGGAAAAATAAAATTTTCTGATACATCTGTATCTTTTAATGATGATACAATAACAATACTTGCATCAACTTATATTGAGAAAATATTAATTGATACGATGAGGGGTAATGAAAAAACCTGGAAAACGGTAATATCAAATAAGGAAGAATCTAAGAAGATTCAAGATGCATTTATCCGTCTAGGTGCATCATGGGATGATGATGTAATAAGAATCAAACATATAAATGCATCATATTTATGTCTAAAGAATAATATATTTGATTATAATTATGATGAATTGTCATTTTTTCTTAATGAATCTGTTGGAATTCCTGCATATATTCTTATTGAATATGCAAGGCAAGCGATTGAGAAAATAGGAAAAAACAATTATATATCTGATAAAGTTATTGCATCAGCAAATGAATATATATACGATAATTCAATTACAAATTGTAACGCTACAACATCAGCAACTACAATACGTAACACATATATAACTGATAACCTATCTTCAACAAATGTACATATTAGGCCAATAACTACTTTCATTGGTTCAGAATATATAACAAAAAATAACATAACAAAAGGAATGAAAAACGTGGCAAAAGTAGCGGATATCGTATCAAGCACATTAGATGCAAATAAACAAGCAGTAACAACTGTTGTAGAAATTACAATCGGTAAAGCAACAATCAAATCAGCAAGGAAGTTGATTAAACCTAAACTACCTATGTTCTTAAAAGGATATGCAGATTCACCAATCTTTGATGTAATAATCGCTAACATGTTACAGATAGCAGTTGAAACACGTTTTAAAGATAATGAGAAATTACGCAAATTGTCAAAAGCAACTATGAATGCAGCAGCACTAACTATTGCAGAACATTTTGATATTGATGGAATGATTGATGATTTTATCAATTCTATTACATTTCCAAAAGGTGTTAAACTTGAGGATATTGAGGATTAATTTCCTCAATAAACATAATTAGAGTATATTTTTAAGTATATTTTAATTATTTTTATGATATAATTATAATAAGTTAGAAAGTTAAATGGTTCTGAGATTAATCAGTTCAATTAGAATGTATTAAGATACATAACAATAAAGGAATGACAGATGGTATATTTTAAAATAGCGGCAGATGCAAAAAGCAACACACACGCAAAGATTCTTATTGAGCAGATTCATAGATTTGCTGATGAATATAAAGATGTTAGATTTAAACCTGGATGTATTACAGTTCAGGTTTTAAAGAGTATCTATAATGAAACTGATATATGGTTAAACCTTCCTGAGACTGTTACATTAATAGAAATGAAAACACTCATTAAGGCTTATTTAAAAGGCATTACTTGTGTAGATGTTGATGATAATCATTTAGAAATTAAAATCAAATATTAAGATGAAGGTTTTGTGAAATGTACACACGTATCATTTAGAATGTATAAATAATCAAAAAGGATTATTTTATGCTAATATATATGCACACTTCTTTTACTTCAGGAAAATCATACATTGGAAAAACTTCTAAATCTATTAATGAAAGATTTAAAGAACATATACTAGATTCCGTAAATTCCGAGAGGCACTTTCATAGAGCTATAAGGAAATATGGTTTTGAAGATTTTACTTCTAAAATTTTAGAAGACAACATACCTAATGACCAAATAGATAATAGAGAAATTTATTGGATTGAATATTATGATACATTTAATAATGGTTATAATATGACAAAAGGCGGTGATGGTGGAAATACTGGAGGGCTTAAACCCGAAACGTATTTAAAATTATCTGAAATAGGAGAAGATGGTCTTTCTGAATTTAATAGACGAGCTATAAGAATGGCAAACACTAGAAAAGAGAAAGGTAGTTATATCACTGGCTCAGAAAAAGTCAAAAGAAAGATGTTGATAGTTGATGAATTTGGGAATAATCAATATCAGAGAACTATTAAGAGAGTAGCAGAAATTTATCATAATAAGTCAGATTCTGAAAAATTAGATATTAGAAATAAGCAGAAATTGTGGTGGGAAAATACCTCAGAAGAGTTTAAAATAGAACATTCTAAGAGGATGAGTGCTTCTGCTAAAAAACAGATTGAAAATGAATCTTTAAAGACCAAGGAATTTAGAAAAAATAAAGCGTCTGAGGCATGTTCTAATACAGTTTCATGTTTTGATATAACAGATAAGTCATATAAAAGGATTGATAAACTTTTATATTCAAAAAATCCATTATGCATAGCTGCAAGAACAAATCTAATTTCTAAGATAATAATTGGTGATAAGGTTTATATGGTGGGAAACATTCATTTTTACAATAAAATTGCAGAGCTATTGTCTTGTAAAGTTGATTGGCTTAAACAAGAAATATTAGTCCCTTATAAATCGAGAAAAAAACAATTATCTCATTTAGATGGAATAATAATTGAACTGGTTAAAATAGAAGATATTAATGATAATGATATTAATTTATTTTATTTTTAGATTAAAAATGATATAATATACTAAATAAAAAGGAAAGATATGAAATTTACCGATATATATAGATTAATAGAATGGTTTCAAAAGGAATATCCTAATCATGTAGAAGCTATGAGAGAATCTTCACATCATTACTCAGACAAAAGAATAAATCAATTTCATGGAGAGGGGGATATTTGGACACATACTTGTATGGTAGTAGGTGTTTCTAATCTTATGAAATATCCTGATGTAGTAGTTGCATCAGCATTACTTCATGACCTTGGTAAACCTTATGTACGTGAAATAAATGATGAGAAACAAAAGGTTTATTTCAGGAATCATGAAGGTGTTTCATTCTGGAAAGCAATAGGTGTTGTAAAACAATTAACTGATAACGTTGAAAAACAAAAAACAATTCTTAAATTAATTGCACTTCACAGTTCAATTTTTGATAATTATAGTGATGGGGAATTTTCAAGAGATTTTCTCAAAAAATTCAGGAATGATAAAGACTTCCTTGAATTATTGAAAATGCAAGTTATATCTGATTCAATGGGTAGATTCTGTTATGATTTAGAAGATGTTCGTGAAAAATTTGATCGAATATTTGATGATAATTTCTATACAGAATTAGAAGAAACATCTAATACACCTACTGTTAAGAAACACGATAGCACCCTTACAATTCTTATTGGACTTCCACGTTCAGGTAAATCTACATGGATTGCTAATAATGTTGTTGATGAAGTTGTAATCTCACGTGATGATACACTTGTGAAATATGCAAAAGAACATTACGATGTGAAGACTTACTCAGAGGCGTTTAAAGCACTTAATGATAATGATCAACGAAAAGTTGATTCTATTATTGCTACATTATTTCACAATTCTATTAGAGAAGGTAAAGATGTCATAATTGATATGACAAATATGTCTAAAAAATCTCGTCATAAATGGCTTGTACGTTTTGGTGGTATCAAAAAAGCAATAGTATTTGCAACAGACCTGGATGAAATTGCACGACGTAATGAACATGACCGTAAAACAATTGGAAAATTTATTCCTCAATATGTACTTGATAATATGGCTAAAAGTTTTGTATATCCTCAATATGATGAATTCGATACAATTGAAGTAATTATTGCATAAGAAGGAATTAGATGATACATTATGAACAGCATCCACAATATGGACGAGAATATTTTTATGTAACACCTACTAAACCAATAAAAGTAAGACAAATAGTATGCATAAAAGCACCTAATAGAGAAGAAGTTTTTATTGAACAATATAGTGTAATTTTTAATGAAGAAAATAAGAATGTTCCTATCACTATAATAGAGGATATTAATACACATGAAAAATTTGATTATGTTCTTTTACATGGCAAGACGATGTTATTGAATACCATGGATGATGTTGTTAGACATCTTCAAATAGTACTCAATAAAAATCCTAACTACGAAGATCAATCAATACTCAATGAAATCCATGTGTTTCTTCTATCTACAAAAAAAACAAATCCTGAGTATTTCCTATAATCAGAGGTTCTTCTATTCTTTAGAAGAAAAATAATAGCTAACTTTAAGGTTATTATGATATAATTATTGTAACAAACGAATGAAAGAAGGATTTTTATGAAAAATGCACAATTAGTTTTAAACACAGATGGTAAATTTGACGTAATGTATGAAGGTCAAATTATTATTACTCGCTCAAGTAAGAACAATGCACGTACCGATGCTAAGCGTCGTGGTTATATAGTATCAACAACAGACATTGTTTCTTCAGATGAAGTAGCAGTAGAAATGCCTCATTTTAATATTAATGATCGTTTTGGATTCTATGAAAACTTTTTAGGATTAGTTCTTGATGGTGTTAATAATTCAATCGTTGTATCAGGTAAAGGTGGATTGGGTAAATCATTCACATTAGGTAAAGTTCTTGAAGAACGTGGATTAGAGAATGAGGTTGATTATACAACTATTAAAGGTTACTCAACAGCACGTGCTATGTACAGAACATTGTTTGAACATAATGGTAAAGTAATTATATTTGATGACTGTGATAGCGTTCTAAAAAATGATACAGCACTTAACATTCTTAAAGGTGCACTTGACAGTTATGACCGTCGTATCATCACTTGGGCATCAGAAGGTTTTGGTTCTGCAGATGATCTTCCTTCATGTTTTGAGTTTACTGGACAAGTTATTTTCATCAGCAATATGGAACGCAACAAGATTGATCAAGCAATACTTTCACGTTCATTAAACGTTGATTTAAGTATGACAAAATCTGAAGCTATTGAGCGTATGCGTGTAATCCTTCCTGAAGTTCTTCCTGAATATGGAATGGCATTGAAGGAAGATGCATTGGATTTTCTTGATAAAAATCAATTAATCTGTAAAGATTTGAATATGCGTAGTTTATTGCAAGTTGTTAAGGTTCGTGCAAACATTCCTAATAACTGGGAACAAAATGCTATGTACTTGATTATGCAATAACAAAAAAAAAAAAAGGATATAAAGTGGTTCAATTAGAAAAAGTAAGTTTCGAAGTAACATGGTCTGATAAAAAAGTTAAGTCTGGCGTTAATGCTCCTATGTGTTCTCATAAAGGATGCAAGCGCATAGCTCAAAATATGTCTGTAAGATGTGGTATTCAAATTTTCAGAAAAATCTCGAAAGAACAGATCAGAACAGGATCTGCTTCTGGTGAGGGTTATCAATGTCAGAAACATTATTTTGAATATGTAGCACAAAGAAACGGAATAACCCATACAGAATTTATTTCAAAAATTAATTTGAAAACGGCTAAAAAAAATGGTTTTAATAATATAGCAGATTATAAAAATTCTACTCATGACTATCGTCAGTATAGAAAAGATTATTGTGAAAATCGTGATGGTCATGTAACAGGAAAACCTTGTACATTTACCGATTTTCGTTTCAAGAAAGTTCTACAAGTAGATCATATTGATGGAAATCCGGGAAACAATGATCCTAAAAATCTCCAAACTTTATGTTCTAACTGTCATTGTATTAAAGGTATGTTAAACGGAGATCACAAAACTCCAGGTCGTAAAAAATTAGGTATAAAGAAATAATCTCCTGGGATTTTAATAAATTCAAGGAAAAATATACGATGATTGGATTGATTCATCTTGATAATCATTATCAAAATATAATGTGTTCTTAAGGTGTTTTATGATATAATAAAATATCTAAATAGTAAATAGTATATACAAATCAAAAACAAAGGACATTAATGCTACCATTGATGGAAACATTTTATAGTATTCAAGGTGAAGGTCGTCGAGCAGGATATAATTCATTATTCATTCGCTTTGGAGGATGTAACTTCAAATGCGCTGGGTTTGGCGTATCTTACACAACACCAGACGGTGAGAAAAAATTCGGCTGTGATTCGTTTTATTCTGTTGATCAAAAGTTCAAAAAAGAATGGGATATCAAAGATAATTATTTTGATATCGTGCTTGAAGGTAACAAATCTATTCCTGAAAAAGCAACTAGATATGATGTTGTAATCACGGGTGGTGAACCATTGATTTATTGGAATACTGCTGAATTTCAAAATCTTCTTGTTTATTACATTTCACGTGGACATAAAGTAACAATAGAAACTAATGCATCACTTGATATTGAATTCACAAAAGATTATCAAAAACAGATTCAATTCAGTATGAGTGTCAAACTTGAAAATTCAGGCGAAGCAAAACATAAACGTATTAATATTGATTCAATCACAAATATCCTTGAAAACACAGAACAAAGTTATTTAAAATTTGTTGTTGCAAAGAAAAATTCAGATATTACAATGATAGAAATTCGTGAGATTCTTGATTCATTAGCATATTTTGCAGATGTATATCTTATGCCATTAGGTGATACAAATGAGGTTCTTAACGAAAATCGTGTTGCAGTAGCAGAATTATGTATTAAACATAATTTTATGTATTCAGATAGAATGCATATTGCAATTTGGGGGAACAAGCCTGGTGTATAATGATAAAAAACAAAAACTGAAAAAACCAAAAAAGCCTGTTGATATTGAATATTGTGCCAGTGGATTCCTCGGATTCTCGGGTGCAGAATCAATGATTAAACACGGAACAAATAATAACAAGATGGAATACATCGATTATATTGTTGATTCAGTTAATTATTTAAAAGGTATGTTTGATAAAGTCGGAATCGATATGTCGGTCATGTACAATGCACAATATGAGCAGAAGAATGGTTACATGATGGAATTGTTGAAACAACGTGGTATGACCTTAGAAGTACATTCCGATTCAGGTGGATTACAGATTTTTAGTCGTGGTTTAGATCTGGAAGCAGAAAAACCAAATATCTTCAAATCACAAGGCACATATTCAGATTTAGCAATGTCATTTGACTTGATGCCTATGGTGACCGTTGGTGATAGGGCAGTGGGTAAATCGATTACGTTTCATAAGGCAAAATCAAACAATTATTTTGTAAAGGAACTTGCATATATTCGTGGCAAAGAATCTGCAAAAAATGTTATTGATCAGATTGAAGAATTTATTAAACAAGGTACACATACCAAGATTATGTTGATTCTTCAAGGCCATCATATTGAAGATTATGATGAATACGCACGTGGGTTATATGAGATTATTCCTGAAAAGTATTATGATAGAATTCATGGTATTGCTTTAGGTGCAACCGCATATCAGCGTTTTGATGATTTAATGGACGTGTATCTACGATTACAACGTGACTTAAAACATGTACCAAAACAACACCTTAAACAGGTGCATCTATTGGGTACAGGTACGATTGAAAGAACATTCTCATTCATGATTCTTGCAAATAAAGATTATTATGATTTCCCTTTCAAGTTCAGTTTTGATGCAAGCACACATACCTCATCTTCAACCTGGGGTAAATGGACTGAGTTACGTGATGATGGTAAGGTTACTGCGATTCACCTAGGTGGGTACAAGATGACACGTCATGCACATATGCACTTTGCTAACATGTGGGAAGAAGTGGGTCCTATAATGACAAAACATTTTCCTGAATGTAAAACGGTTGAAGATCTAATCGAATTATTTTCACCTTTCAATTCGGAAGGAAAACGATTGTCAGCAGATTTCGAAGATAAAGAAGAATATGTCAGACGAACAAATATGTACTCATATAATTGTTTCATTCTTGAAAGTGCAACGTTCTTGAGAATCGCTAACGATATTATCAATAACAGAAATTATCTGTCTAAATCGTCAAACAAGTATAGAAAAACTGCAAGTTCAATGATTGATAACCTAAAAAATTATGATGATTATATTGCACACGAGAAAGAGTACAGAAAAATCTTTGCACATTTACGTCCTCGTAAAATCAATTATGTTAATACATTAGCAGAAATTGATGAGCTTCAACACAACAAAGAAAACAATGTCCATGACTGGAACGACTGGGAATAATTTCTCAGCTGTTCTTAAGTTTAATTATGATATAATAATGATAACAAAAATCATTATCAAAAAGGAAACTATTGAAAACCGCACAAGATAAAATTAAGAAAGAAATAAAAAAACTACATAACAATATTGCTTTACGTGAGATTGTAGTTAGGGAGTTAGAAGATATTGAACCTTTTGCACCACATGGTAATCATGTATTAAATGATTTGCAACGAGCAGTTATTACTGAGGAAGTTGCTAAAAAATTCGAGGATATTCTTGATATTTTAAAGATTGATAGGGAAGATCCAAATGTTATAGATACTCCAATGCGTATTGCAAGCATGTATGTAAATGAATGGATGGTAGGTCGTTATGCAGAACATCCCAGAATGGAATCATTTCCAAATAGTATTGTAGGTGGTCAGTTTGTTGTTAAAAAATGTAAGGTACAATCATTATGTTCACATCATTTTGCACCATTTTTCACAGAAGGAAACTCACAAGATAGTTATTGTATGGTAGTTTATCGTCCTACTACAAATCTTATGGGTATCAGTAAAATCAGTCGTTTAGTTGATTATTATGCACGTAGACCACAACTACAAGAAAATCTTTGTGCAATGGTTCGTAATGATCTTGTAAAAACATTAGGTTCAGAAGATGTTATGGTGTATATGAAAAATTTAATCCATACATGTGAAAGCACACGTGGTTCAGATGATGTTGAGGCAACAACAACCTCATTAGTATTTGGAGGAGTATTTGATGATGTCACAATCAGAAGTCAGTTTATCTGAAGCAATTGATAAACTTGATGCAGCTGCAAAATTAAATATGGAATGGAGTAATTATGATAAATGTATCAGATACTTAAATCACATAATCAATGAAAAAACAAGAGATGGTGGAAGAGGTTCGATTGTTGGTATTCATCGTGGAAGTTTAGGTATGGCAGCACATTTAAGTAATCTCTCAGGATTACCTATGAGTATTATCAAGTTTCAAACATATAACGGTAATGATAAAGAGCCTATATTGATATGGACAGAAATCAATAATGGTGATATTATCTTCTTATGTGACGATATAATCGACACAGGAAATACCATGAAAAAATGCATTGAATTTTTTAAAGTAAAATATCCAAAATCTGAAGTGTATCCAATGGCGTTGATGGGTTCAGATAAAAAATATACATATTGTTATGAACATAATAATGAATGGGTAATTTTCCCATGGGAAAAACTCTCTGCTTTTTCAAGTGATTCCAAAGAATGGGAAGAAAGACAATCATCACATGGACAATACTGAAAACGAATGGGGTATGAGTACCCCACCTGCTAATACGATTACTGAAGAAAATAAGAAGAAAGCAAAAATCAATATATTTGACGTTATGGCATCAAGTTATGATCGAAAGAAACCTCATGCAACAAATGAGGAAATTGAGGCGCTAAGTCCTTATATGTTTGCACGTTATTTAAGTAATAATCCTGTTTCTGTATTTTGGGCAAATGAATTAAACAATCATCCAGATATTCCTAAAATATATCAATACAAATTTGTACGTATAAGTTTTCCTAAAGATAGAATTAAGTTTATTAGATACATCAAAAGTGAAGAATTGTTTGACAAAGATATTATTGAAAATGCATGTAGTGAATATAAATGTGGAAAAGAGGTTGCAATTAGATATCTTGAAATGTTGCCTAAGGAAGAGATAAAAAAATTGTTGGCAAAATATGATATAGGTGGTAGAAGAAAATGATTAAGGTATATTTTAAATTAGATTCATATAAGAAACATACATTTAGTAATTTATGGAATCAGGAAGAAAAAATCTTTGTTATTGATTTCATTAAAGGTTGGTTTGGTTCTAAAGAACGTTTAGTTGAACGTAAGATTACGAAAGGTGAGTTATTAGATATTAACAATGGTACACCATATAACGGATATTATAGACAAGTGATATTTAAAAACAAAGTTGTAAGGTTAAATTATTCTAGGCATAGTAAACCTTTTTATAGTAATAATAATTTTATGATAGAGGCAAAACTTCCAGTTTAATTACGGGTATTAAACAATATATATTAACACAAAGGATAAATATGTTAAATGAATTGAAAGAAAAAATAATGTTTAATGTAATTAGCCTCTCACACATCGATCTTGACGGAATATCTTGTCAACTCGTTCTCGACCAAGTATATGGTAATATAAAAACATATAATTGTAACTATGATAAAATTCCCGAATATCTTGACTACATTGATGATAACTGTTCTGAGTTTAGACCCGAACTAGTATACATCACTGATTTATCGTTTGAAACAAAATATGCAATTAAACTTGCTCATATTATCAAAGATCATCCAGATACCAACTTCATATATATTGACCATCATCCATATTCTGATGATTTAAAAAATGTCTTTGAAAAAATGAAAAAACTTCCTAATTTTAAATACATCCATTCAGAGAAAGCATGTGCCACTAAATTGACATATAAGTATATTGATGCAAAATATAAAATAAGTACACCTGTTCTTGAAAAATACGTAGAATCAGTAAATGCATACGATATATGGTTAGAGGATTCTGCATATTTTAAAGTGGGTTTCGCATATAACGAACTGTTCTTTTTTTATAAACTAAAATCTTTCTTCTTTGAAATGCGTGATTCGTTTCACCTCAAGGATAAACATAAAGAACAATATCGTGAACTTGTTAAGAAAAAGAACGAGTATTTTGCAAAGGTAAAATCGAATAAACTAATATTTGAAGATAATAATAAATTGTTTATTTTTGCTGATGAATATAGATCTTGGATTACAATAGATTTTCCTAATTTTGATTATTATGTTGTTGCAACAACATATGCTCGTATGAGTGTAAGAATTTCACGTAATATAACAGATGAGAAGGCTGAAGAAGTAAAGAATTATATCATTGAGAATAAAGATATGAATGGTATTATATCTATAGGTGGACATCATAAAGCATTTGGTATTACAATGGAACCAAATCCAACTATAGAACATTTATTAATGCACGTTCAGGATATGTCAAAATTACTTGATAAAATTGTGTAGATTTTAAGGTATCTTATGATATAATATATCTACATAATGATAACGATTATCATTACGAAAGGACACTATGGAAGAATTGATTATACAAAATCTGATAATGGATTCAGATTATTTTGGTAAAGTATATGGTTACCTTACCCCAAAACATTTTTACTCATATGAAAATATCGAGATTTTTCGTGAACTATCAGAATTATTTAAGGAATACGATAACAAACCAACAGCACGTGAGTTAGGTATTAGAATTAAAAATTCATCAAAAATTAAGAAAGATAGTAAAGATGCTGTTTTATCACGATTCAAAGAAATTCTCACAACAGATCCACAAAAAAACAAAACATTTTTGCTTGCTGAAACTGAGAAATATATTCAAAAAATTGAACTTAGTGAAGCAATTCTTAAATCGGTAGACATTATCAATAAAGGTGAGGCATTTAATCCAGTTATAGGATTGATTGAGAAAGCAATATCTATTACATTCAATTATGATACAGGTTTGGATTATAATTCAGAAGAAGCAATTCAACATCTTTATGATTATTACAAGCAAGGATTTTCGGGTATTACTTCAGGTGTTCCATCTATTGATAAGGTACTTGAAGGTGGATTTCGTACTAAGACATTAAATATTGTAGCAGCTCCTTCGCATGGTGGTAAATCATTATTCCTTATCTCAGCAGCAGCTTCACAAATTCTAAAAGGTAAAAATGTCCTTTACCTTTCTCTTGAAATGTCAGAAGAAGAGATTGCACGTCGTATTGATGCTAACCTTATGCATCATAATGCTAATGATATTGGTTCTATGTCATTTGATGAATACAAAGCAAAACGTGAGGATATAAGAAAACATTCAGGTAAATTGAGGATTAAAGAATATTCATCAGGATATTTTAATACATTGAGATTAGAGAGTTTACTTGTTGAATTAGAAAATGAAGATAATTTTATACCCGATATTATCATTATCGATTACCTTACATTGCTTGCATCTTCAAGAACAACACTTGCACAAGCAGGAAACAATTACAGTTATTACAAAAATATTTCTGAAGAGTTACATGGGTTTGCGAAAAAATACGGATTACCTGTTCTTTCAGCTGCACAATTAAATCGTTCTGCATATGGTAATATGGATGTAGGTATGGATTCAGTTGCAGATTCATTAGGAATTGTACAAACTGCAGACGTCTTTTTTGTAATTATCACATCAGATCAATTGAAGGCAGAAGGTCTTGCATTAATTAAGTTCTTAAAAAATCGTAATACAGGTAAACTTGATTCAGTTACTACATGCATTGATTATCCACGCATGAAATTTACTGATTATGATGGGGAAACAGACAATTATATAGATACTGGGATGAAAGGTTCATCTTCGTATGATAACATGGGTTCCTTAGGTGGAATTCCATCAGTATTTAATTTATAAAGGAAAAATATGTTTGATAGAGAAATTGTAGAAAAGATGTTATTAAAAAATGTCCCAGTTGATTGTAAATGTGAGTTTGTAGATTATCAACCACTTGTTGAAAATCGTGATTTAGATGGATATATAACTTATATTGAGGATCTTAGTTCATCACATAAATCTTCATTTACGAATGAAAATGTTACATCAATATTTCTTGATTTTATTAAAAAAATGAATGTTAAAGATATAAAAATTATACGTGATAGTCTTACAATACTTGAATATATTGAACCTGCAGGGGATATTCCAAATCTTAAGTATAAATTTAATTTTCGCTGTAAGATTGGAAATGATACGTAGAAAACAAAAGGACTTTAATCCTTTTGTGTTTTGTTTAGATCATTATTGAAATTATTGATACCATCAAGCAACAAATTATAATCACTTTTAAGTGTTTTAATCTCATCAATATTATTATAAAACATTTCTGGTTTTTGAACAACAATTGAATTATTGTCGTCAATCTTATCTACCCAATATTGATACTGTATATCATTTTTATGTTTAAATGCAGATGTATCATACATTGCTGGTTTAGGAACAACACATATTTTATCATCATTAGCACATCCATTTATCAATATTAGACTAAATAAGGCGATTAATAGCATTTTTATCATTGTATCTCCCTTTCATAAATTCAGTACAATTTCCATCCATAATTAATGTATGATTAACATCGTCACCTTTTATATATTGAATTTCTGTTTTGATTGTTTCTTTAGCAACAGCTTGTTTTTTCAATACTTCAATTTCATATTTAGATTCTAAATCTTTATATTGAAGTGCTGTATTATTTGCAGAAATAGTTGCTTCCATACGTTCTTTTTTTATTGATGCTTCAAGATCACTATAATCTTTTCGTAATGATGTAACAGTGTGATGAAGGTATCCTATATACCCAACAATTGCTGATATTGCTAAGAGTATCGCAATTTCCTTTTTATATTTTGAAATTAAATTCAAACTGAAAAAACCTAACATTTTATTCCTTTATGATTTCATTATCTATGGCATTAATAACTTTTTGTTCTGTTGTTGAATCTGATGAAGCATTTGTACCTGTGTAAAAACCTATAGCTGTACCTGCTAATCCTGCAAATATTCCATAAAAACTAACATAAGGTGAAACATCCATCCTAAAGACAACCATTGCTAAAACAGAAAGTGTTACAAACAAGAAAACAAATACAACAGAAAAAAGCATAATTTTTCTAGAACGTGTAGGCTCTTGTTCTGTCCACATTATAAACTTTTCAAACATCATATTTCCTTTCATTGATTTTTATTATTTATATCAATTAATGATGTTATAAGGGTGAATATGATATTATCAATTAATAATGTTATAATGTTAATTATGATATAATCAGTATAATTTATATCAATTAATAATGTTATAAGGTTAATTATGATATAATCAATATAATTAAAGGAAACTAATGAGTAAATCAATTGAAGATAAGTATAAAAAATTAACAGATATAGAGCATTGTATTCATCGTCCTGGTACATATGTAGGGAACACAAAACCACATAAATTAGACATGTTCATTCCTAAATCAATTGGTAATTATGAGATGGAATATAGAGAGGTAAATTTTATTCCAGCATTTATCAAATTGTTTGATGAAATAATCACAAACTGTGTTGACGCATCAAAAATTAAAGGATCTCTATTAAATACTGTTAAAGTAAATGTTACACCTGAAGGACGTATTACAGTTGCTGATAATGGTGGAATTCCTGTTGTTATTCATAAAGTGTATGAGCAATACATTCCTGAAATTATCTTCTTTGAATTACGCTCAGGAAGTAATTATAATGATGATGATCAGCGTACAGGTGCAGGTACAAATGGATTAGGTTCTAAACTCACAAATATTTTTTCAAAATATTTCTCTGTAACTACATGTGATGGTGAGAACAAATTTCATCAGGAAGCAACAGATAATCTGCATGTTAAAAGTAAGGTGAAAATATCTAAGTGTTCAAAGAATGGAACAACTATCAATTATATTCCTGATTATGAATATTTTAAAATGACATCTGATGATGATTTCAATGCAGGTTATGGACTTGATGAAACACATCTTAAATTAATCTATAAACGTGTTCTTGACGTTGCTGGTTGTAATGCGAATCTTCGTGTTTATTTTAATGATGTTAAAATAGACATTAAAAACTTTCAAGAGTACAGTAAGATTTTTTGTGATGATGTTATGTTTGATAAAGATAACGATTGGGATATTGGTATTGGTTATTCTGAGAATGGATTCAAACATTCATCATTTGTAAACTCAGTTATCACATATAAGGGTGGTAATCATATTGAGTTTGTTAGTGAAAAAATCATCTCAAAAATTCGTGAATTTATTGCTAAAAAATATAAGACAGATATTCGACCATCTGATATTAGAAATCATGTATTTTTGTTTGTTAATGCAAGTGTTGTTAATCCTGCTTTCGATAGCCAGACAAAAGAATTTTTGATTACAGAATCGAAAGAATTCAATGGAACAGGTCCAAGATACAATTACGTACCAACTCAAACATTCCTCAATAAGATATTCAAATCTGAGATTGTAGAATCTATTTCAGATTGGCTTGATAAAAAAGCAACGGCAGATGAGAATAAAGAATTACGTGCATTAAATAAGGCATTGTCTAAGAAAAAAGTAGAAGGATTAATTGAATGTTCAACTCAAAAACGTTCTGAAGCAGTTCTAGGATTGTTCGAGGGTATGTCTGCTTTAAATGGTGTTCGTAAATTCAGAAATGCACAAAAATTCGCTGCATTTCCATTAAGAGGAAAGTTCATAAACGTTTCTGAATTAACACCTAAAAATGTAATGAAGAATGAAGAAGCACAAAAATTAATGTCTGCAATTGGTTTACGTATGGGTGAGGAACCTGATTGGGTGAATCTGAGATATGGATCAATTTTGTTCTTTGTTGATGCCGATACAGATGGAACGTCTATTGCATGTCTATTGACAAACTTTTTCTACAAATATTGGCCTCAGTTGTTTGAACGTGAGATGATATTCCTTGTATTGACACCAATTGTTGTATCATCAAAGAAAAATGAATTAAAACATTTTTATACTGAAGAAGATTTCGAGGATTTCGTTAATTCAGATGAAAGCAAAGGATGGACATCAGCATACAAAAAAGGATTATCTGCACTTGATGAAATATCGTACAAGGAAATGATGGATGCACCAGTTAAAGTTATGTTATCATCAAATGCTGATACTGCAAAACAATTAAACGTATGGTTTGGAAAAGATCCTACTGAGCGTAAGAAATTACTTACAAAGGATTAATATGTATGAGATGACATATTTAGAACATCTACAAGGAAGATTTAAAACACTTGTAGATATGTATGTAACAGGAGATAAAGATGTTATCACTGAGATGCGTGAAACATTGAAAAAAATAATGGGGTTAAAATGAAAGATGCTTTAGGATTCGATATCGTCTTGGGTAATATATATGGTTACTCAAGTAGACAAAATGGTTGTGTTAAAGTTGTTATTGGTAAGGCGATTAAATTTAATAAGTCTGATTATAATAGTTCCACAGTAACCCTAGAGGTAATTCATCGTGGAAAAGCTGTTTATGATAAAGCAATTGAAGGTATATCATCTACAAGAACAATCAGTTGCACAGGTAACACAATATTTCCTATTGACTTAACAAATAAACCTACTTGGGTAATTTTATAATTATTTAAGTTTATTATGTTATAATTATATATCAAAAAGGAATATCATGTTAACATTTACACCCGATTTAATTAGTACATTATTTACATTAAAGATTGACATTTCTAAATTAAAACAACTTAAGGCAACTGCAACTCTTGATAATTATTCAGGAAAAGAAATGGTTACCTCTGGTGAATATATGAATGATGATGTTCTAATAACTGTTGTACAAGATAATTACAAACATATCTTGTATTTCAATGGACAAGAACCAGTTTTTTATGTTAATACATGGGATTATGATTTTGAAGGATTTGAACAAGAAACAATTATCGATGAAATGGATTATGTGTTAATTGATTAATGGAATAATTATAAAACGGCAAAGTTCAATAAATAATCTAAAAGTTGGTTATTGTGAAAAGTTTTGAAGAAATAGCGTTATTTGAAGATTTACGTAAATTAGGAAAGGCGGATGATTATAGAAAAGCCGCAGGTATCGATCAAGATAAACGTGATGATATTCTTAAGGATATTCATGATAAAGATATCAGGGATACAAAGGATTCATTAGCAAATCACACTGTTGGTATTGTAAATGGTATAACAATTTATAAATCAGTGCATTCTAGTGAGATTCGTGATGGTGATGGTTCTCCTCGTGATTATGGCGTAGAGAATGAATTTCTATTGAAAATATTCAAAAAACTATTCCTGAGACCAACATACAATCCTAAAAAGAAAACTATGGTGGCATATAGAAATATAAAAAAGAAATTTGACTTAATGGTAATATCACCACTTGAGAACAGAACAATCACTATTATAACTATGATTCAAGGTAACGAATCAAGTGCACAAAATTATTTTGGTCCTTCACATGTGCAAGATCAAAAGGCAATGATTGAAAGCATTGGAATTATTGAGGATTTCTATATTATAGATTAATTAATTTATTTTAGTTTAAGTTTAATATGTTATAATTATTGTATCAAAACAAAGGTTGCAATATGAATTCGATTAAACTTCCTCTTTTCTCAATTATTTCTGTTAAACGTAATGTTGGTGGTTGTTGTGACCATTGTGGAAGAAATCTAAAACATGTTGTGACACTTAAAGATAATAGTAATAATAAAGTTCTTGATTTAGGAACTGGTTGTGTAAAAACATTTACTGGAAAAAATCTAAAAGAGATTTATGCTGAAGAAAAAATTCATCAATCTCAATTAAGAGAACTTGACATTGAAACAAAAGCAAGAGCCCGTGTCTTTAATTTTAAAGAAGTAAATCCTGAGATGATGAATTATATTGAGAATAATCAAAATAATCAATTCATTAGAAATATGAAAAAAGTTATTGAGGAACAAGGAACACTTAGTTCTAATATGTATGCTACTGTGTACAGTATGATGTTACCTGTTGCTAACCTAGATGAGAAAGTAAAAGATTTGGATGCAACATTGATTCGTATCAAAAAAGATACAAATAATTTTGGATATCAATCAGCTGATACTTATACGCTTTTTTGTGAAACTAACGGTGAATTAATTCGTGTATTCTTTAGTTCTATGACTGATAAATTAAATACATTACTTAAAGATAAAGGTGTATATACAAGTGATGGTGAACAAATACCAGAATTATTCGATAAACAGATTCATTTAAATGTTTCAGGATCATTTGATGGGTATAAAATTAAACGTGCTAAACTAACAAAATAAGGAAATTAATGACGTTACAATATTTGGGAAGCAATAATTACAAGGTTTTCTTAAATCATCAGGAACCAATCATCATGACTCAGGAAGATCTGCTTGAATTAAATAATGATATTATGAATATATTTCTTAATAAAAAATATTCAAGTATCTATAGAGGCATAATGTCAAAAAGTTTTAATGAAGAACATCTAAATCTAACAACTAATAAAATGGTATTTGCAGAAGAATAAGATTATGAAACCACAAGAATTAATTGAACATCTTAATAAATGTATGAAGAATGATACGGGTATTGATGACGATTATTCTGTAGATATTAGATTATATCTACAGATGTTTGAATATGAAAATGATGCATATAATGAATTGTATTCAAGAATAAAACAAAAACAAAGATGGAAGGAAGAATATGAGAAGATTAAAAGTAATTAAACAAACAATGGAATGGTATGATATACCTGATGATGTAGTTCTTGATATGGAAAAACTTACAAAAGATTACCATTCTAAAATATCAAATCTAATATCAATCAATATTATATCTGATGATAAAATAGATGAGGAATTCACACCAAGTGATATTACAGAAATGAAGGAAGATGAATGTTCAGAAAAATTATTACCACAATCGGAATAATATTGATGTTTAGTGGATGTACTGCATATTACGACCCATATCCATATGATAATTATCACCCATACTACAGACAACATTATTATCAGCATCATTATTATCAACATACACAAATCTACTATAGATAATTAATCTTATTTTAAGTTTATTATGATATAATTATTGTAACAAACGAATGAAAGAAGGAATTTCAAATGAGAGATTTAAATATTTTAAAAAGTCATAGAGGTGAGATCCGTATGAATACGAGATCTATAAGAGATAAATCAAAATACACACGTAAATTAAAACACAAAGAAGGATTTTAATGGATTTCAAACAATATGAATCATTTGCAAAGCAATGGTTAAAACAAGATTTCAATTTAAAAGGAAAGATTGATGGTGATACATTAATCATTCAAGGTGAGTATTCAGAGTTTATTGATGAATTCTGTGAGGAAAACGGTATCACTTATGAAGAAAGTATCGGTGATATGATTTTAATCGATTTATCAGAAGACGATGAGTTTTGGGAAGATTTTTTATCTTGAAAACATTGTTAAAATTGAGTTTTCTTGTAGTTATTATTGCTGGTTTAACTGGTTGTACTTCTCCACAAGATGCTGAAAAAGCGTTAAAAGCAGAAGGTATGACAAACATTCAAATGAATGGATATTCATGGTTTGCATGTTCAAAAGATGATTTTTATCATACTGGGTTTACAGCAACAAATTTCTTAGGAAAACCTGTCGAAGGTACTGTATGCTCTGGGTTGTTATTTAAAGGCTCTACAATTCGTTATTAATCCATTTTTAAGGATAATAAATTTAAAGGAATACTTATGGAAATATTCACAACATTATGGGAAAGTCCACAAAAGAATAGGATGGGTGAACCATTCTTGTCAGTAAAATCGTGGGACAATCGATATTATTTTTCAGAACGTGCAGGAATTGATTCTATTGCATTTGTATTGTATGATCAAAGAACAAATAAGTACGGATTGGTTCGTGAATTTAAATGTCCTATTAATGAATTTCGTGCAACAGCATTTGGTGGTTCATTAGATTCAGATGAATATATGTTGGACATTGTTATTTCTGAATGTCGTGAAGAAGCAGGATTTGTAGTAAATAAAGAAGATATTCACCCATTAGGTAAAGTGCTTGTAAGTACTCAATCAAATCAACATTGTTATCTGTATATGGTAGAAGTTGATATTCGTAAACAAATTGAACCACAGCCTGAAAACGATTTGGAATCACTAGCAACTGTTGAGTGGTTTTCTAAGAATGAGGTAAATCAATTAGAAGATTGGAAGGCAATAACTATTATTGTTAAATCATATCTATAATATTATTTTAAGGTTAATATGATATAATTATTGTATAAAAAGGAAACATTATGAACAAAATTTTATCAAAACCATTTTTAACCTCATTATTCATTAAACAAAACAGATGGCATAAACATAGCGTTTTAGGGCACACATTAAGTGTTACTTTTCACGCAATTAAATCAGGTCAATTTCGTTTTATTGTTCCTGCATTACTTCATGATATTGGTAAACCTTTTGTTGCACATCAACGTAATCCAAAAGATGTTGTATCTGGAACTTATAGTTTTACAAATCATGAGGAAATGAGTTGGCACATTATTAAAAATTGTCCTTTTATTTCTGATTGGACAAAAGATATTATTCGTCACCATTACCTATTACGTGATATGTATCTAAGTGAACAAAAAGGACTTGTTGCTCGTGGACGTCGTGTAACTAGACGTTGGGAGAAACTTACACCTGAATTGAAAAAGGATCTCGAAATTTTCTTAGCAATTGATGATGCAGGGAAAAAATAAATACTTTATAAAACACAAGAGAATTATTATTATTAATGATAATTGAGGAAACACATGAAATTTAAAAATTTATTATTAAACGAGATATTAATTACAGTTGGTGCTAAACCTTATCCACTTTCAGGAAACGTTGTTATACTTGCAGGTGGTGCAGGTTCAGGTAAAGGATT